ACTCACCATTACATTAATTGTCTTGTTTGATTGTGAATCGTATAAAATTAGTATTGGTGAAATGTATATACTTTCATAGTATGGGTATAACTCTTCTCTTATCCAACCACTATTTATTTTCCATTTACTTTGTACCTGTATGTTTGCATTTCTTCGTCTATTTTGATAATCTTGAATTTCATATCTATCAAATGTTTCGGTGTATTTAGCATAGTCATTAAACGGTTGACATTGGAAACTTCCATATCTATCTTGCCAAAATAGGTAATATCTTTTTGGACAAATGTCTAGTATGCCAACCTTATAAACAAACTTGCCTCTAATAGCAATATCATCAACAATATATGGAATTGAACCCGCCATTTCTTCGTGGAGTTCTGGTGCAGGTGAATTTGAGTATATAACATCCGCTAACTGCAAATCATCAATATTAATCGTGTTATCGTCAACATCTTTATCATTACTGTTATTGATTAGCACGTATGCATAACGCTGTAACCCACTTGTCAAGTCACTATCTGGGTATCTCCTGTACAACCAAGTACCTCTTGAAGGTTCATATGCTTCAAAAACTTGAACAATAAATTGACCATCAGTTATACTAAGCACTCCATCTCTCATTGGTATTTCTTCTGTTCGATAGCCAGCAACTTCACCTACTTTTGATAGATAAGAAAAACTATTTCCTGAAATAGGAATACTTTTATAACTATTATATTCACTGTCACCAATTACAAATGTTAGATTCAATGGATTAGTTATTCCATTACCAACTAACAATGACAACCCAAATGGACAAGCATTTTCTTCTTGGCTTTGTACATCTGAAAACATTGGATAGTGTGGTAATAGTTTGCTGTCTCTGTTACCACGAGCAAATCCTTGTAATAAGTTGCTTACATAGTTCTAATAACCTATGTAATCTGGTGTAAAAAATACAGTATAATTGTCAAGATTTTTATTTGGATATTTGTAAACTTTAGCAACCCAATGTTCGTTAGATGTTATTATATCATCTTCAGCCCAAGTGATTTCAACAGTGTATTTATTTACAATTTTGTTTTGGATTGTATTATTAAGTTCAAAGTCTTCTGCTTTTACAACAAAACCATCACTTGCAATTATATCAGTAACATCAAATGTTATTTCATTGTCAGTGCCATTATAATAGAAATTGCCAACAAACAACAAATCAGCACCACTTGTTTGTTTTTTTCTGAAAATTTTGTAAACATACATTCCGGCATTATGTGGAGTAACATCTTGTCCACTAAAACCAAATACTATTCTTTCGTTTAAGTAATTCATATTTCTTCTATATCTTTTTCTAATTCATTTTCTATTTTATCTGCAATTGCTTCAACTAGTCTGTCAACTAAATTATCATAGGTTTCGTCTATAGTTTGTTGAAGCAAATGTTTGCCTTCAGTTCCGTGTAATGCAATCTTTCTTGATATTAAATAAGCCAATTGGTTTGTGCTTGGTATTTTTCCGTCTCTTCCGGGTCTTGGTACCAATCGTTTAAATTGAATCCATTTTAATATTGCATCTGGAGGTGGAAAACCACCTGGTTTTCTTCCATTTTCTGCAAATATATAATAATCTGGAAGATTAAAGTACAATTCAAATAAATTCCCATTATATTCTGTCACCCAAGTAAACTTCATTAGCTCGCCATTTGAATCATACCCGACATTACTCATTTTATCTCGGTAAACCTAAGCAATTTGCTCACATATATTTCTTATTTCAGTGGTTTGTTCCATAATAGCTTCGTTTCTACATTTTCTTTATCATTTCTTCTTTCTTCTTGTTAACCATCACCTAATAGCTGACTACGTAAAATAATGTTGCTACATCTGTGTTCATTGCTTCTGTAAATGTGTGGTTGGTAACTTCTATAAAAGCCATTATGAATGGAAGGATTCCAAAGGTGTTATCATCATTTCCGTTGACAGATTCACTACTTTCTCCAGATTCTTCATCACTTCCTTCGGTAGCCCAGTCTTCTTCATCTATTTGAGTGAATAACGACGGAAAATTTTGATGAATAGTTCGAACTACCGAATGAAAAAAAAACTTGCACTGAATAAAACATCAATTGGCATATCTTCAATATCTTTAAACACCTGAAGCATATCATAACCATCATTATATTTATGTTTCTTCTTAAATAACAAATATTTACGTTCTACAGGAATGAAGAAAACAGAATAGATTTGTTTCTCATCATTAGTTTTTAGATATTGCTAAAAATCTACATATTGGGCAGTTGAAATATTTCCAAGCAAGCCATCAAAGTAATATTCCCTTCCATTTACCTTTACTTTATCTATGTGTAAATCGTGTGGAATTTCACTTTTTATAAATTCAAGTTCATCATTATACTTTTTAACAAAATCTTTAAATGATAAATTATTGATGCTGTCTCCAAAAATTATTTGACCAATAGTAAACATTTGTTCGTATTCGTTTTCTATATTATTAGCCTCTTTTATTGCTAATGCTTGGCGTAATGTAATATCGTGCCAAGTTAACTTTTTCTTTCTTTTAAACCAAGTCATAATCTTTATATTCTTTTTTCAAATGAAAAATAATTTTTTGTTTTTATATTTATTGTTAAATAATGGAATACACATAATCACCAGATTTAATAGAATTATATGCAATAGCCAAACTCATTATCAAGTCATCGTGGTGTCCTGCTTTAGCGTTAAATACACGTTTACCTGTTTTACTATATGTCAACTCATAATATTGCAATTCATCCATTAGTTCATAGTCAGTATAAATCAAAATTTTGTTATTTTGAAATGCAACTTGCAACTTAGAAATAATCTTGTCTTTACTGGTATTATCTGTGTAAAAACCAATTAACGGAACATTGCGCATTTTTAATTCGTCTCTAAGCAAACCAAAATATATATTACCAATTGAGTTTGTTTCAACTGTCACTTTTTTAGGTTTATACTATGCAACCAATCTTAATATTTCAGCAATAGTTTGTTTTGGGTCTTTATCATTGAAATATTTAATATCGTAAAGTTGACCACTCACTCCTATAATAGAAATGGCAGTATAGTCACCACCAGTTGAACCAGCCCAGTCTATACCAAATACTACTTGTTCCATACAAATACTTGGTTTATCTTTGACACATTGTGAGTAATCACCAAAGAAATCAGATTCATTGTCGAGGAACTGACCTAAATAATAGGTTTTAAACTTTAATGAGTCAACAGTTTTTCGGTACAATTCAAGTTTTGTAGGGCTTAATAATTCAGAAACATCTTCAAGTGCCCAATCATAACTATAAATGTTATTTAATTCAGGACTCATTCCCATAGAATAGTAATTGTAAAACTATCCTGACTTTGTTCTTGGTGTTGAGAACATAATAATAGGTCCTTTAGTAGTATTAACATACGGAAATATTGCATCTATAATATCTTCACTTAAATATGCAGCTTCATCTATTATCAGCAACTCACACGTATAACCTTGTAATGCTTCCAAACCTTGCTCAGCTGAGAACAATCTTATTTCAGCACCGTTTTTAAATAGTAACTATCTTTTTATATCGTTCTTTTTATAATAGAATGGTTGACCCTTACACATCTTCCAAGTTTCAGTTAAAACTTTGTCCGCTTGGTTAAATGTTGGCTCAATAATATAACATCTAAAGTTCTTCTATTGTATGCAATAATACATTCCAATCAATTCTGCTAAAATTGACTTACCACATTGTCGCCTTGACTTGACTACGTGAATAGAATCTTTCCAATTGTTCTTTAACCCTAAAAAAACTTTCTATTGCCAACTAAACATTTTCGGTAACTGTATATTCATCTATTTCAGTTTTCATTTTTATTCATTACACCATTTATAATACTATCCACTTCATTAAATGATACTTCTTCAGGTTTCTTATTAAACTTTGCTTCTACAGTTTCAACACTTTCACCGCCAAATGTTATCACAATATTACTATCATCTGTCTGCACTTGCACCTGTGTTTTCTCAGAATCATATATACCAGCAGTTTTGTTTATCTTATCTACAGCTTTTATTGCCACATCTAAGTTACCTTGCTAACGTGCTTCTGCATATATATCGGTCAATCTGTCCAAATTTATGTCCTTTAGCTTTTTATATATAGCTTCATTATTGAACATATTGATAGATTCAGTAATAATTGAGTGCATATATGCATAACTAACTCCCCATTCATTCATATACTTAGAGACAATCTGTCTATAGGTCATACCATCAGCAATAGCGTTTGCTATTAAATATGCTCTTGCATTCAATGACATACTCTTTTCGAACTTATCTCTATCGTGTTCGAATGTCTTATTTATATAATGCTCTTTTGACATAATTATTTTTTGTTTGTTTTACTTCTCACTACAATAGGTTTCTTTGGCTACTTAGATGCATTCTAATTAACTTTATTCTCAGTACTAATAGTTTTATTATCTAAAGCAACAGAAGCATCAGAAACTTCAGCGTTCGCTGTTGGCTCTGGGTCTCTGTAGGCAAAGTACAATTTACCAACTGTCTATAATGCTCTCAATACACACTCTGGGCAACTCGTATTTATATACACATTTAATTCTTTGCATCCATTAATAAAATCTGCTGCAAATCTACTATCCATTGCTCTATAGTAATTCGCATCAATCGCAGTCTTAAATATCACCTCATATTTCTTCAATTTCTAATGTAAGTCTTTTGTCATCATTGTATTAAATCGTAAATTTTATTTATAATGAATATACATATATCTCTTATCAAAAGAATAATATCTTTTGCAACAGGTGTCATTATTGCTAAAAACAAAACATATGCAAGCAATAATAATGAAACTTCTTTCATACATATCAAATAGATTAGTCCACTCCACCAAGTCATACATAGACTACAATCGAATGGGCGCAATCTATAATCTGTCGTTGGGAACTTCCCAGAAGTCAGGAACTTAGAGATTCCCCACTTTACACTGTCCACAAATCCAGAAATATCTACAATCAATACACATATTAACTGGATAAATAATAAATTCAAAAACATCATACTATCTGCAATTCTTTTTTTATATTCTTAATCACTCTCATTAAATCACCTCTTTCTACCTGCAATAAATCAGCTAATGCCTTAAATGTAAAAGCATTATTCTTAATTCTCTTATCCTTATTCAAAAGATATACGATAAATATGTTCTACTTCCAAGTCTCCATCAATAGGAATTTCCTGATAATTGGAGCATTGGGGTCTTCATCGTCTTCGTCAGAAACATCAGTCACTACATCTATCAGATAATTCTTAAATATTGTAATATCTTCCTAAAATGTAGAAAAATCTAATGTTTCAACGTCTCTTATTATTTTTGGTCTTCCCTTCTGTTTCATATAACTTATCTAATTGGTTTGTTTCAATATATTTATTTACTAAATCAATGCCAGTCTCTGACATTAAATATTCTGTCTTAGTTTCCATCATTTTACCAGTTTTATAAAAATTATCCCAACACTATTCTGATAAATGAACAAATTTTTTGTAATCTTTCTTATACTTATTGTATATCGAAGAAGAAGCACTATGAACCTACCGAGCAATCACCCCACTCACGTATGCTGTGAGGCCTGTGATTCCTTGAGTATCATAGAGTTCTTTGAGTTTGTCCTTCTTTTCAACAAGATATAACCATATTTCTTGAATAATATCCTATACTGTCTCATCATCAATAGTATCATATTCTAGTTTCTTAACATAATTCTATACTAATCCTCTATCATATAACCATTCTAATATTGTATCTGCATCATTATCAGCAGGAGCACTCCATAGTTTATTGTAATATTTCTAAGAATGCTCCTGTATTCTGAAACTATAATGAGATTCTGTATTAAGCTTTACTTTAGGCTTTCTCATTTTTCTTAACATTTCTTTTTTGTCTAGTCTATTTGGCTAATAGTTCCTATTCTTGTTTTCTTTCAAACATCCAAATTTGATATATAGCAGTAACATAACCTGCAAAAAATATAAGTAGGGTAACGATTAGCCCTGATATGAATGATAATAAAAATTGTAACATAGTTTTTAAGTTTAGTTTTTATTTGTATATATTATTTATTTAAGTTTTTCTAGCAAAAAATGCATTTACTCTAAATATGATAAGTATAACAGGTAGACTAGCATACTAAGCATTATCTACCTGTTATCTACCAACTAAAAATACAATAAAAAGTACTAATCCAACTAAAAGCTTACATTTATGTAACTTTTTGTTTATCTGTTCTAGATTAATATATATAGATATAGACTAGAAATCTAGAAATCTAGTTTAGCAACTAAAAATTTGCTTAACCAAATATGCTTCTTTTAGTTCTTCAAATTCTTTTCTTGTATATGTTATTCCATCAATAGTTAATTCACTTGCTATTGCAGGCCATCCTAATTCAAACCAATCTTCTAAAGATTCCCTTCGTTTATAATTCCTTTTAGGAAATGATTTATCCCAGCAATATAAATCTATATCCTTACGTGTTATCCTTCCACTAGTGACACAGAAATGCAAACCAGAGCTAATTCTGTCTATTGTCTTATTGGTTCTGTTATTCCATCTAAAAGCAACCTCATTCAAATATAGTTGTATGTACTTCTTATTTGGTCTAACATAATGACATCTATATCTACGTTTTAAATGGCTGAATGTTCCTTCTATTCTATTAGAGCTAAAACCATCTTTTATAAATTCACCTTTGCTATGATTCATCTGAATGACATCAACTCCACTATCTGATATATCTTTATAATATGAAGCTTGGTCACTAATCAGATGCATTAGAGTGCTATCAGAATGTCTTTGAGTAATATCTAATAAATCTTTACTATTGAATCTATTAGGTAATGCCTGTAGAACTATTCTATTTCCATCATTCATTCCATATACAGGTTGTTTGTATTCGCTAATTGCTCTGCATATATTACGTTTATGCCACGTTCTTCTTTTGTCTCCTTCATACCATAAGCCATAACGTTTCAATATGTCTATCTTCTTAGGTAATACTATACTGCTCCATTTGCCACCAAGATAGACTTCATCAACAGCAATGTCACCAGTTAAAATTGTCCCATCTTGATTAAATGCATACCTAATCTTATGTAACATATACCAAGCAGACTTCTGTGTAATCTGGAGGAAACTAGATAACTCTGATGATGAAACACCTTTACCTACAGAAAGCAGATAAATTGCAATTAACCAATATTCAAGTTTAATCTTCGTAGAATGGAATATTGTATTACTAGTGTCAGTAAACTTCTTGCCACAATGAGAGCATTTGTAGCTTCCATTTTTAAACTTCCATATATGAACTTCTCCACAATATGGACATACAATTCCATTGGTCCACCTTAGATTCTTGAAAATCTCTTTAGCGTGCAGTGTTATGTATACAATAGACTGCTGATGCTTTTTACTAAGTTTTTGTGCCATATTTGCTGTGTTTTAAAATGTTGTACAAATTTAATAAAAATTCTTGACACTAGAAAATTTTTATGAAACAAAATGACGAAAAAATTCACTTTTTAATACTATTCACATTTATATACAAAAGGTCTCTAAACTCAGACAAATCAAAGGCTCAGAGCAATCAGAAAAATCGCAGTTCCGCGAAAACTCTGAACACTCTGAGCTCTACAATTTAATCACAAATTCTTATCGTTATTAAACGCGCGCGTACGCTAGAGACTTATAGTATATAAATGTCAATTGTATTATATTGATAAATTCGGAAGTGTACATAAAAAATGGGAGCTTAGCCTGTCACAGGTTTGTCTCCCTAAAAAATAAATTTTTTACTTTATGTTTACATTCTTTTACACGAACCAAATTAAATGGTTCATATTATTTATTTAAGTTTTTCTAAAACAAAATTATATACATTTTGTAGAGCCCAGAGGGCTCAGACCACCCCACAGTTTCACGTGATTTGTCTGAAAGTCTGATAAGAAAAGTGAAGAAAAGTAAAACTAGAGCATCTATTTTGTTGTTTTTAGTACAATTGTCTAGTAGAGTCACATTCCCGAGTCATCTCATTTGGTGTAATATTATAAAATATGGCATCGATATAAATAGAAGATGATTAGATGCATTTTGAAAGCTTTTAATTAGAGAGATATATAATTTATTAGATAATACAGAAGAAATCATTAGAGAGAAATAATGCAGACCTATCAGTTTGGTAGTTCTGCATTTTCTTGTTTTTTGTATAGTTTAATTAGTTCGTTTAGATAATAGGAACATTTGATTAAGTCTTCAGATCCATTCTTTTCTTTGTATCTGAATAGATATTTCCAGCATTGGAATTCGTTTATAGTCATTAGTTGCTCTTCTGTAAATTTAGAATCGATTAGTTTATTAAAGGCTTTTCCGTAATAAGATGGTTTTATAAATTTTGTTTTCATAGTACTATTTAGTTTTGTTTTATTTATTTATAAATTTATTTGTTTATCTATCAGGAAAATTCTGATGAAAAATTTAACTCTAAAATAAAAAGAGAGCTTTCTAGGCTCTCCTTTCTTTTGGTTTAATAAATTATATTACTTATTAGTTTCGCATCATTCTGGTTCATCTGGGTTATTTCTAAATAACTTCTGTTGTGGGCTTTCCAGAATAATACTGTCACCTTGTACGTGGACTAATGGACAGTTGTTTGGCCATTTGGTGCATTCTCTTAAATCTATGTCTTTAGGGCAGCCGGGTCCTTTGAGACATTCTTCAGTTAATGGAGTTCTCATATCAGTCTGTGGTTTGAATGTAATACGTTAAATCTTCACCTTTGAGATTGTCCATACAATACTGGTCTGCTTGCTTCCAAAGCTTATCATATAGTGTGGCATAATCTTCTTTGTATCCGTGCCATCTCCAAATCTTCCAATTAAGAACCATTACCAATTCTGTCAGGTACTCAACATTGGACTTCCAGCTTTCAAATGCTCTGTTAAAAGTATCTTGAATAGCATTAGTTCCAAACTGGTCAGCTATACTGAAGTCAGTATAAAAAGTAGTCTTAGGAACATAACCTGTAAGTTCCTCTATTGTCCAATTCTCAACTTTCATAATGCTTCGGTGCTTTTTCTGGTTTATCAATAACAATACCTTTGGTAATAACATTAAACTGAACATCAAAGCTCATAATAACCTTGCGTGCTTTGAGCATTTTGAATAACAAATCTTTACCCCTTTCAGGAAGATTGTCAAAATTCTCAATCCAGAGAAGTTGACCATTTTCTACTTTGCCCACAAGGACAGTTCCGTGCATACGGTCTAAAGTAATACCGTTTTCTAATTTGATTGAAGGTTCTCCCATCAGAGAACCAATTTTAAAAGATGTAATCATAATTCATTTGGTTTTATTAGTTAAACATTCGATTAGTTTTTCAATGTTTTTATTGAGAGTTTCAAGTTCTTTTGCCATACGCTTAACAGCGATATAAGCTTCTAATTCAATTTGGGTCATAATAATTGTTTTTTGAAATGTTTAATACGTGCAGGCATTACTATCATATGGTTGCAATTATCACAGCATTCGCCTGCTTTGAATACTGGAAATGGGTTATTACCATACTCTCCTTTAATGTGCTTCTTGCATATACAGCAAGTAAATTCATAATCAATAGTCATAATAGTTAATTTGCTTTATTTCAATGTTTTACAAATGTTTGATGATACAAAATTATACAAAAATCTCGACTAGAAAAAGTATTTTAAGAAAAAAATGACGAAAAAATGAATATTTTCACAAAATACATCATTTTTGTATAAAAATTACATAAAAATTGATGGTAACGAACTTCCCAGTCAGTTACCATCACTAAAATAAAAAATAAAGTATAAAAATTAATATGGCTATAAAAATCATTTGCTTTTAAGAGTCTGCTCTCTGTTCAGTATATCTTCTAACTAGTTTAAACGTTTTTCTAATTCAATTAGTTTTATATCGTGCTAGTATAATATCTAATCTGTACTCATTGGTTTACTATCTTTGTTCATAATATTTATTTAAGTTTTTAGAATAATGGAATGCTTTTTATTTCTTGAGCTTGTCTGTTCATTTCAGGAACGTTGAAAGGCTCTTTTGAGAAGATTGGAGTAATCTATTTTGTTTCTTCATCTACTTCATAACAGAAATAATAAACTAAGTTTGGTTTGTAGCAATAACAGCTCTTCCATTCTTTTTTACCATCTGTTGTAGATGAAACATTTGTTGTACGATTTTGTAGATGTTGTTCAACTGTATGTTCTCCAAATATATCACTCACCCAAATAATTCCATTACTCCAGATAGAAGTTAAATATGCTCCCTGAATCCATTTCTTATCTCTTTTTTTGCAAATAGATAAGAACTTTTCTTCGTTAATAAGATGTGTTGGGTAGGTATTTGCAGCTTCTTTACGAAATTTAATTTCAATACCATTATGTGTATTATTACTCATTGTGAGCTTAAGGTCTAAGCAGTTATTACCTTTATATTCATAAATAGATTTGTAATTCTAGCCAAATGAAGTTAAAAGATGCTTAATTAAGTCTCTTGACCACTAATCTTCAAATGGTTTATCTTGTAAGTTTTGCCAATTGGTCTCATTAAAACTCTATGCAGTTACATATTTAAACATAATTACTATGTGTTAATTTTTATTTGTATATATTATTTATTTCGGAAAATTTTATTCCATATGCCATTTAGTGTGTTCTTCATTTTCATATATTCTATGTTTTCCTTTCTTTGAATTACTTATTGTATTTTTATGAACTTTGGATAAAGGTTTTCTTTTTTTACCTTTATGTGATAAGCTCATTTTTAATTTTGTTTCATCTGAAGCTTTTTTACCTAAATGGGCTTGTCTATTTTTTTCTTTAGTTTCTTCTGAATGATGTTTTCCATAAAATGGGTTTTTATCACCATTTCGTCTAACACCGTAAAAATGATTTTTTTCACCTTTATTAGCTTCACTAATCCTTCTTTTATGTTCTTCTGTTAATTTACATCCTAATGAACCATCACCACCTTCTGTTAAGTTATAACCAACTTCTTTAGCATTATACTTTTTAATATAGAATCGTTCGAACCAATTTAATTTTTCTTCGGTATCACAAAAGGCTAAATATTCTTTAGTAAAGTTTTCTAAACCGTATTTCTAAATAGCTTTTTTTATTAACACTCCACTACCCATATAACCATCATTTAGATTATTAGTAGAATGCTTTCCAATATAAAATTTACCATTTATACTGTTTGTAATCTTATATATGTAATTATATGTGTACATAGTTATTATTTGTTTTTATATATTATTTATTTAAGAAAATTTTGCAAAAAATGCATTTACTCAAAGAGCTCTTTGTTTATATTGAATGTTATGCACTTTTAATAGTTTTGCAAATGCTCTAATGTTTGGCTCTTTTATTCTTATAAGCTCTAAGTCTTTCTTAAGTTGTTTGAACTTAACTTCTTTTAATTCAGAGCTCCATTCATTAACAGCAGCTTCTACAGAGAACTCTCTAATCTTTTTATCTTTATATCTACTAAGAAGATTAGGAAATGATACTTCAACCCAAAATTTATATGCTTCTGATAATGTCATTAATGAGTTTACAATATCAAAGTCTTCTGAAGTATAATGATAAAGAGTTTGTTTACGTTTAAATTTGAAACTGTTTTGTTTACTTTGTAAATATTCAACTTCTTCATCCCAGTTTTCAATTACTTCTTTATAACATTTATCAAGTAAATCTTTGAATTGTTCGAATGTAAATGGAGTTACTAAAGAGTTTATTCTAGTCCAAAGTCTTAAACATTCAGTTTTATAAATAACATTTTGCTCAGTTTCAGTTAAGTCTTCATTACTAAAGATAATAACAACTTCAGCTTTTACAGCAAGTTTTAATCTTGATATTGCTTCTTCACCTACCCATAAAGCATTTTTACGGTAAGGAAGAAATATATCAGCATTGATAGATGCTTTTCTACTATAATCAAGATTATTTAATATTTCTGGATGATATGTCATTAACCATCTTTTTAATGCTACTGATGACTTTCCCCATTCAGTAACTATTTGATTAAATGTTTGAGTCTGCAAATCGATGTAGCAGTTGAAAAATTCGTCTATTTTATTCATAATGTGTAGTGGTTTAATTTTATAAGAAAGGCTTTATATTCTACTCATTGCCACTACTCAACTTTCGAATATAAAACCTTTATAATTCTTTTAATATTTATTTGAGTTTTCAAGCTAAATTGTAGTGGGTACTTTACTTCCTCAATCTTTATATATATTATTTATTTAAGTTTCTAGAGTTTTTTGAGACTTAATAACAAGTTTTAATTTTTATTTCTATATATTATTTATTTAAGAAAATTTTGCAAAAAATGCATTTGCTCAAATATGTAACTTTTTGTTTATCTGTAGAGCTTAATTTTTTAGTTGCTAAACTAGATTATTCAATAATTAATATATAAATAATTAGAACAGATAAACAAAAAGTTACATAAATGTAAGCTTTTAGTTTGATTAGTAAATTTGCTTTATTTTTCGTTATATAAATAAACTAATCTTACTTAGTATGGTTCATCAAAACTAGACTTTATACTTTCTAGTAAACTAGAATCTACTTCATCTATAGTTTCGTTATACCACATTAGAAAAACTTGGTAAACTGAAAGACCTACTTTAGTACAATACCTTTCTAGTCCACAGTTAATACCTTCATTTTTTAGATTTACTTCTACTTCATTAGTAAATCTTTCATTAAATTCTTGGAACAGTTTAGTTCCGTTTTCTTTTGTTAGTTTCATAAGCTTTAAAATTTTAATTGTTAAACATTAATAATTACTATGTAGATACACAAATCTCAAACTTTAAGAAAACCTTTATTCTTAAAGTCAACTTTTCAATATTTCAAAGAACACTAATCAAATTTGACATTACAAATATAGCATTTTAGTTTGAGGGAAAAAATAAATTTCTAGAAAAATTTTTATTCTTCCATAAATAAAAGAAAACTATCTGTTATGACAGACACTAAATTAAAGCCAAAGCATTCCTTTATGTATTTAAATAAATCTAGTTTAAGTTTGGCTTTACCTAATATAAACGTTATTATAGAAGAAGAATAGAAGCCCTCAAGAGCTCCTATTACAATTCTTTAGCATAAAACAAAATCTAATTCGTTAGAGTTGTTTTAAAATAGTTTATGTGTGTTAGCATATTCTAGACATTCTAGCATATCCTTTATTGAAAAGAAGATATATCCATTAAATTCTTCAATATATCTAAAGTAGATATTAGAGCAATGCTCTTTTAGTTCGTTATACAAATCAGCTTCTACGTATATTTCTGTGACATCTGGTTCAAACTTTTGTAGAAGATATAGTTTTTTATAATGCATAAATTCATCATCATCTAGAAGATTAAATAGTATACTGTTTTCAGTTTCTATAAAACGTGTATGAGGTATATTGAATAATTCTTGTCTCGTATAATAAAGTTTTTGTTCCATAGTAGCTTTTTGTTTTATTTATTTCACAAAACCACCTATGCCAATGCTTCCACCTATTCCAACTTCTGGACTAAAATAATATTGTCCATTATTGAAGTTTATTCCATATCCAGCATATACGCCAACATTCCAAACTATTCCAATTTTCTTTTGTTTTTTAGGCTGCACTGTATACTACCATTCATAGTTTAATTCTATGCTATCAATACTAGAATGCCACCCACTATGATGTATTTTTTCATTTATAGTTAAGCTGTCTTTTCTTATTGTAAATTCACTTACTTTGTTTTCAATTGGTAGTCTAACTGTATCGTGTATTAAGCTGTCTTTGACCTATAAATCTATTATCGTATCAAACATAGTTTTATACTTGATTTTTTCTATTATACTATCTTTATGTAAAATTATCGTATCGTGTAAATAGATGCATTCTGGGACACTCTAATTATGTAGATAATAAAACTATAATCCATTAAAAATTAGTGACACCAGAAGTAAAATTGATAATATGATAAAAAGCACTTTTTTCCACATAATTAATCTTCAAAATCTTCAACTCCTTCGTAAGCAGCCAATATCATTTTATTATAATCTCCAAATTCTTTTTGAACATCAAAACACGGACAGGCTTTATTTGCAAATTCTTTATGGCCGTGTATTGTAGCATCCGGAAATAATTTAGCAAGTTTATTTAACAAATCATAAATAGCAGCTTTCTATTGTCTTGTTCTAGTATCAGCTGGTTTTCCGTTTTTGTCTAAACCACCGATATAACAAATGCCAATAGAATGTGCATTATGCCCTTTGCAATGTGAACCTATTTCTTCAAGTGCTCTGCCTTGCTCAACAGTTCCATCCAAACATATAACATAGTGATAGCCTACGTCTTTCCATCCCTATGCTTTATGCCATCTTCTAATATCGTTTATGTTGAAGTTTACTCCTTCTTTAGTATCACTACAATGTAATATTATTTCGTTTATGTACCTCATAATTCAATTAGTTTTCATTTCTATATATCTAGAATGCATTCTAGAATGTTTTAATTATCTTGTAATATAATTTTATATCTCATCATATAAAATGTCTTAAAGTGAAGGATATAACATATTAAGATATACACTTTTTACTATTGG